GTTACAGGAACTGTACCATCTGCATTCATTCCACCTTTGATCATCAAGTCTGCACGAGAAGATATAGAATAATGTACGTGAGCTTCTGCACCACCAACATAGTTGTAGAATTCACGGAATCCTGTGTTTGTTGTAATGTCAGAGAATCTTTCTCCATATTCCCCACGGGCAGAACCCTTACGGAATACTTTTGTACCATTAGCTAAGTACTTATTATCTAAGTATTTATAGTTGTCATTGTTTACCAATTGTACAGTATAGATAAATCCATCTCCTAAAGGAAGGATATCATCTGCTGTAATGTACATCTCAACACCATTGTATTTGTCATATGTGATGATATCACCATGTCCAAATTCTCTTTTGTTAATTTTAATTTTGAAAGTTGTACCATCAATACCTTTAAAGTCATTAGATGATTCAATGTCTTCAATAATATATGGAAGATCAATAGAAACCGGAGTTTGCCATTTGTACTCTCCACGAGCATTATCTACATTGATTACATTTTTACCACCAAAACTTGACATTTGGTATAGAGGCATTTCAACTCTTTGAGCCATTGCCCAAAGGTCTACTGGACCTAAGTCCATTGGTTCTGCATCTTTTAGCATGTTTACCAAGTGGTAAGAATCCACATGGGAACTAGCTGCATAGGCTGTATCCCGTAGGAATATGCCATTGTTCATTACTGGAGTTGCCATTTTTTATTTTGTTTTTATTTGTTACTTATTTTAAAATTTTCTAAAAATATTAGTATTTCTAGATATTGTTTTTGGTTCTCTTGATGGAGTCCTTGTATATTTCTCATCTTCATTAGTATATGATGATGAATTTTTTCTAGACTCTTCAGTTTTTAATTGTCTTACTGTTTTTTCAATTGCTGCTTTACTTCCTTGATCTCTTACTTTATTTTTATATCCATCTGGATCTGCAAGTAACCAAAGTGCTTCTGCAATTAAATCATGTCTTGGTTCTACAAACTGATACTTTTCTAACAAGTGTCCTAACATGTTTGTAGGTTTACCTGAAATTGAAGGGTAATTAGGTTGAACTAATCCTGAGTAAAGCATATTTTGTATTTTCTTATCTATTTTAATTCCTCCAAGTTCAGCAGTTATTAATGTATTATATACATTATCTGTATATAATTTTGCTTGTCTTTGTTGTTGTTCTTTTTTATGTTCTTGTTCTGCTAATTGTCTTGTAATAATTTCTTCTTGCATTCTATCCAACTTTGGTTTGAATTGATTAGCTTTTTGTTCTAATTTATTAACATCCCTCCAGTCTTCAATTTCTTCTTCTATTTCTTCTGCAGTTCCAAAATTTGTAGCATATAAATATTGTCTTGCTATTTCTGCTTGGTCATTTTCATCTGCTGGATCTAATTCTATTATTTCTTCTACATATGCTAATGTTCTAAACAGTCCTTTTAAATCTTGTCCTCCATCTGCTACATATTTTGCAGCAACTTGAAGTTCTTCTGGTAATGCATTAAAAAATTCTTTTGGAGTATTCTCTCTTATTTTATTTTCCCTATCTTGAAAATTTGCTTCAAATAGTTCTCTAAAATCTTTTGTTGTATACTCTTCTAAATCTTTATCATCATCAAAAGGAACTAAAGCTCCTTCTTCTATCATTTTTGTTGCTAAGTCATAAAGTCCTGACTTATCAACTTTAGGTCTACCTTTATTACCAGCATCCTCCTCTTGTGAAATTAGACTATCTAACTCAGCAAAAGTTTCCTTTACTTCTTCAATTTCTTTTGCCTCTTCTTTTGAAACAGGCTTGTCAAGGAACGTAATGTCTGTATTTTCTTTAGAAAACATAGACTTGGGTTTTTCTTCTAATTTACCATCTGATGGAAGCATAACATTTTCTGCTCCCGGCATTCCAAATAGTTCATCAATATTTACATCTACTTGTTCTACCGTTGTAGAATCTTGTACTTGATTTTCATCAGTTTCATTGTTGGTTTTCATTTTGTTGGTTTTTGTTTATAATTTAATATACAAATTAAACTTGAAAGATTTAAAAAAAAAATAATTTTTTTTTGCACTATATGGCTAACCTACTTTTTTTTATTTTTATCATCCTTAGAATCAAACTTATTTTTATTAGTTCTTGCAATTTCTAATTGATTATTTGCTATATCTCTCTGTGCTTGTATTTTTTCTCTTTCAATGTCTAATTTTTGATTTCCTCTTAAATTTTCATTTAATTGTTTTTCTCTTTGCAATTCAGTTTGTTGTTGATATTGTTCAGATTGTCTTATTTCTTTCATGTAATCTTCATAGTCAGACATTTTGTTTTCATTTAAATCAACTTGTGCACCATAACCAGCTGCTCTAATTTCAGCAACAGTAATATCTTTTTGTATAAGTTTATCTGATTTTTCAGCTTCTGCTTGTATTGTTGCTTGTTGTTGTTTTTCTTGAGATGCCAATTGTTCAGTTTGCATTTGTTGTTGCTGTTGCATTTCTTGTTGTTTTTGTTCTTCTTGTTTTGCTTGAGAAGACTTAAGAACAGCATTAAGTTCTGCAATTGAATCAGATTGTACAATTTTACCAAGATCATAAATACTAGCACCTGCTGTATTATTAGTCATAGCCATTTGCTTAAGTTGTTCAAGAACAGCTCTATGATTTGCATTTGTACTACAAAAAATATTTAAGTCTCTCATTAATAAATCTGTTCCATTAATTTGAAAATTAACTTTTTCATCAGCACTAGTAATATATGTTAATCTTAAAGATGGTTTTGTAGAATGATAATATTGTGCTAAATCAGTTCTCATTGTATGTACTCTAGGCATTAAGTAATCACAATGTTGAATAAAAAATACTTCAGTTTGAGCATAAGATGCTGCAGTAGCTTGTTCTACTCCGGTAGCAGTCATTTGAGATAACTGTTGTCCCATTCTTTGTGGATTGACTCCAATTACTTCATATGCTTGTGCTTTAAAATGATTTGCTAAATTTATTCTAGACATTAGTCTTTCAGTTTGAGATAAGTCTAATTTCTGGAAATGATTAAAGTTTAATGCATTTTCTGTATTTGTTATAGATGTATCTAAAGGAAGCATACCAAAATTCTTCATAGCAACATATGCTTTAGACAAATTTCCTTTTCCCCAATCTTCTCCTAAAGAATGCCTAGGAAGAGTGTTTTGATCTAACATGATAATAGTTCCTAACTCATCTACTAATATGTCAGCAATCTGGTTGTTTACTATGTTAAATCCAATCTGGTATGGTTTCATTAAATCAATTAGTGCAGTAGACTTTGTATTTCTATCAGAAAAAACAGCACCTTCTACAGGAAGTTTACAACCATATATAGTAGAATCTCCTTTAAATTGAAATTTTAATCTACCAATTTTATTTTTATCAATTCCAAGATATAAAGGAGAAAAACCACTAGGGTTATTCATTCCCCAAAATGATGTTAAATTTGGACCAATTTTTATTCCACCCCAAACTTCATTTATCCAAATCCAATCTATATGTTCTCCATATATTAATGTATCTTTTGTTTTATTTTTAAACAATCTATTATCATATATTGGTTTATATTCTATAACATAATCTTCTGAAATTAATTCATTTACTACTTCTCCACTTTCAGAAATTTTAGTTAAGTGGCCTACTTTTTTTTGAGATTTCCAATACACTGTTGAAACTCTTAAAAGTAATGCATTACCATTATCAAAAGTTTCATCACCTTCAGATAATATTTCTGTAATAACATCTCCATTATTTATAACAGTACCATTCATTGCAGAAGTATATTGTCTCATTGCTAATGAAGGCATGTTAGTATTCCATGCATGTGATTTAGTACCATCATAAAAAGTACCATCATTTTGATAACCACCTGTTGTATAACCAGCAGCTGTAATAGGATATATTGCTTCAAGACTTTTTAATTGGTCTTCATTCATTAAATAACCATACTTATCAATAACATCTGGTAATGTCATCATATCAGTTTTTCCAACATAATTAGATTGAGAAATATATCTTGCATCAGGAGACTTATGATAGAATGTAATTACAGGATTCCATAATTCTACTTCATAGTCATCTTCCATCATGCGGAAATGCCAAAACTCTCTATCAGTAATTAGCATGTCTCTGAATCCTCTTTCTTCTAATTCATCCATGCTAAATCTTTCAACATCTACTTTATGTTGATGAGATGCCCATTCTTCTACCATAGATCTATAATCTTTTTTAAAGAATTGTTCTATTTCTGGTAGTGTTTTTAATTTTTCTGGTGATACTTCTTGTTGTGCTTCTTCAGAATTAGGATCCATTCCTTGAGCAATTAATGCTGCAACTATTTTAGTTTGAGCATTTGCCATTAAAACTTCTTCTACCATAGATTTTTTTTGTTCCATCATTTCATTATATGAAACTTCATCTATTGCACGGTATGTAAGTTTAGTTGATCTTTTTGCAAATTCAGCTACTAGAACATTAATAACATTTGGAATAATAGGATAAAACTTTAATTCTAAAGCAGATGTATCTTCTTTAGTTAAAAGATCTACTATATCCCTCATTTCATTATTTTCTTCAACTATGTAATCTGATTTATCTATAACACCTTTTGCTAACTTATAATTTTTCATAAGTCTTCTGGCATTCCTACGTATTTGTTTTTGTCCTTGCCATTCTATCCAATCAAGATTCCAGGCAGCCCATTCATCTGTTTTTTCTTTTTTAGGTAAAAACTGCAAAGGTTGAGAAATTGTACCAATTTTATTGTTTTCAGTTTTAGTTCCTGCTTTGGCTTGTAAAGCATTAATTATTTGCATAGTATTTTACTTTAAGTTTTTAAAGGCAGATCTATTAGAGTCTGTCCTATTTGATACCCTATTTCCTCCAACATGACGAAAAGGACTTCTATTTAATTTAAACAAATTTTCTGACTTTTGCAAGTTTTTTGCTGCATCATCCATAACTACTCTTTTAGAATAACCTCTATTAGATTGTTGTATTCTCATAAATGCAACAAGTGCAGCAAAAGAAACCAGTCTATCCACATTGACACCATCTGCATATTCTTGCATTTCTTTAAGTAACATGGGATCAGGTATCCTTTCTATACCGTATTTAGTTCTTACTATAGTACCATCTGTTTTAGTTTCTACATCTAATTCTTCTTTGGTATATTCTATAGTATAACTTAGTAAGTGTGCTTTAAATAATGTGCCAGTATTTTTCCAACCATATTCTTGAAATACATTTGCATTAGAACCAATATCTTTTAAAAACATAATCTGTCCTTTAGGTACTAAATATCTTTGTTTTTTTCTAGATATCATATATTGGATAAACAAAGAAATATTATTTTCTATAACTGTCCATGCATTATACCATTCTATTATAAGTTCTAATCTCTGGTGTGTTTTATTAATATCATCAAATCTTCCACACCAAGCTGCAACTATTTTATCTTGTTCAACATATGTTTCAGTATCAGTTCCACTTATTCTAGTTACTTCTACTGGAGCTTTCATTACATATATAGAACATAATGATTCTGATGTTGTTGTTTTACCTTCAGATACAGGGTCAATTGAAGCATAGTATTGTCCAAATGTTGGATCTTTAATTGGTCTTTCCCATACTACTAATACTCCTGTTTTATCTTCAGTTTTTTTAGATATTGGAAATTCTATTATAGGTCTTTTATTACTTGTTGTAACAAAAGGTTTTCCATCAGAATCTGTACTGATATCTAAAAATTCATAAGCATATTCTTTTTCCTCAATTCTTCTTGCTTGTGCTGCAATTAAATGTGTAGGAAAAACTGATACAGATCTATGATCAAATGCTTCTTTAATATTTCTTGGATGCTGAGATATTCTTAATTGGTAATCTTCTGGATTTAATTCTTTTTTCCATTTTTCAAATTGAGCATCTAATGCTATAAGAGATTCTTCTACAAGTGAATTACCATATAAATCAATATAAGGAGGCATAGACCATTGTTCTGGAATAAATAAACCTGACACACCTAGTGTACCTTTATTATCTAATAAATTTGTTTCTACAGCATATACATCTTTTGAGTTAGGATTTAATATCATATCTCTTAAAGGATTGCATTGAGATAAATCACCTACTGATCCTGCAGCAATAAACATTCCTGTAGTTGTCAAACCTGATCTCATAGCAGGTCTCATATACTCATAAGTCTGATCCATCTTTGGTGCTATACCTGCTTCCTCATGAAAGAAATATTTTACTGGTCCACCAACACCATTTGTAGGATCTTTTTCAAAAGACATTCCTTGCATTGTACCTTTTAAACCTGATTCAGTTTTTCTATCACCTTTTCTAATTTCAATTTTTTGTTGCCACATTAGAATTTTATCAGGATTCATAGGTCTATACCATGCAGTATGTTGATTAAGAAATGAAGCATATTCTGCAAGAAATTTCCAAGATCCCTTTTCATTAATATAATCTTTAAGACTAGCACCCATTTTTAAGGTAACTCCTTCTTCAAACCATAACTGATTTAATAACTTAGATATATGAAAGTAAGAAGATGCTATCTGACGTTTCTTTAAAATAGCAACATGTTTATAATTAAGTTCTGCAAGTAGTTCATACAGAGCCATATGATACTGAGCATCTCTAATTTTTGCAAAGTCAAACTTCTGTTGTTCTTTATCAAAGATTGGTAAAAAGTTTAACCACATATAGTAGTCTCTTGTAATAAACCAAGTATCATCTTTAGATTTATATATTACACCTTTTCTACATTTTAACTTTTGGTCATCCCAATAATTAACAAAATCTTTAGATTTAAATGGTGCTGTGCAATAAACTTTATTTTCTCTAAATAATTCTCCTTGTTGATTAAATAAAAAACTTGTTTCATCAAAATTATACTTACCAGGTTCTTTAAATAAACCAAAAATAAAATCAGAAAATAACTCTCTTGATTCAAAATCAGTAATAGTCCATTTACCATTATCCCAAGTTGGTATATTATTATATATTTCTTCCATGATTATTGATCATATGCCATACCAATGCCTCCTCTAACTTTACTTGATTGTTCATCTTGAAGATCTTTGTATACTCCTTTAAAAGAAGATCTTATTTGATCAAAGTTTTTTGCAGCACTTACAATAGAGTTTATATTGCCATCTCTACCATCTGTAATACTCTGTGTTTCCATATATCTTGCTAATCTATCTAACATAGAGGCAATACCTTTATAAGCTCTTGAGGTTGGTGTTTCATACATTCTTTGACAAAACTGTAATGCTATATGTATACTCTTATCTTCTACTGAAAAATCAGAATCTATTTGTTTTAATATTAAGTCTTCTTTATCCATTTCAGGAGTATAAAAAAAAGGATTTAAATCAGGATTTGGGCAACTCATATAAAACAAGTATAAGTAAATTTTAAGATGTTCTTCTGGATATTCATCCATAACATCCTTTAATGCTTTTAAAGTATAACAGTGTTCTGTAGGAACTACCACACCATTTTCTATATCAAATAGTTTAATTATCATTTTATTTTTTTAATAGGGTTATCTTCTATGTAGTTAAGTATTGAAATAACCTCATCATATAGATAAGGCATAGGTATTTGTATAACTTCTTTTACAACCGGATCATTATTATGATTATACTTTGTTATTGGATAATCAAATTTATCTCTACCTTCTTCTTCAAATATTACATGGTGTATAAATATTTTTCCTGGTAATAACTTTGAGTTATGCTTTAATATAATATACATATAAAAACTTAACTGTAAAGCATAATGATTATAATTACAATCATCTAAATGTTTTATAGGATCTTTTAATTTTTCAGATATTCCTTCCCAATTTTTAAATGATTCTTTTTTAATTTCTTTATTAGTTTTATAGTCTATGATATTTACTCTACCATTTACTATTTCAACTAAATCAGATTGTCCACATAATCCTTTTGATTTAAGATACATCATATGTTCAGGATATACTCCTGGATCTAATTTTTGTAAAGGAGCAACTCTTATACCATCAATTTCTCCACTTGGATTAAAAACTGGTATAGTAATACCTTCTCTTTCTATAGAAGCTAAAGAACATAAATCATATTCTCTTTGATTATGATAGTATGTTCCTAAAGTAGTAGCTCTATCTGATTCATTATTCCAAATTTCTTCAATTGTTTTTGGATCAATTCCAAACCATTTAGATTTTTTATTTTTTGTTACTTTTAATGCAATTGCTTTAGCATCAAAACTTTTTTTAAAATGAGAAATAAGAGTTGTAACA